GAAGAGGCTGACGAAGAATAGTATGGCAATAACAAAAACAAAAACAGTACAGAACGTATCAGTATATGAGCCTGCTGAACCTACAGCAGCAAATACTACAAATGCAGGAAATAAATCTGTAGTTGTAACATATCAATTTAAATTTACAGATTCAGGAGACTCTGATCTTCCCCTTGTAAGCCATGCAACCAAAACTTTATTTAGATATGATGCAGACGGGAATGCAACCGATGTATCTGGAGAAGATACTTTTGTTCAAAGTATATGCACATCAGCTTGGACTTAAACAATGGCAGTGCCAACCTCAGGAGCAATCAGCCTAGGTAAAATCTATCAAGAGGTAGATGGGTCTGGATATTCCAATGCAGCTGATCCAAATGAAATAACTACCTTAGAAGATTTAAGTACAGGTACTGCACCTGATGTATTAAATCAAAACAGCACCAACAAACCAGACGGAACAGCCCCACACTCTATGAGTGAGTTTTATGGCTATGATCATGACGCTGTCCCGCCCTTTACCTGGGGCACTCCAGGCACTTTTCCAAATACTTTCTTTGATGCTGAAATGGAAACACAAGATGGTAGTCGAGCACAGGTTGCAACAGTAATTAAAATTACACACGGCTCAGGTCAAGTAAATTATCAAGCTATTGATATGGGAAGAAACTTTGCACCAAGTGGAAGTACATCTGGGTTAAATACGGACTCTGTTAGAAGTGTAAGTTATACAGGCACACTGTCTGCATTATATATACAATTTATATTCACAAGTATAGATAATACTATTGTACAAGATAGTAATGATTGTGTGGCAGAAATAAGAAAAGATACAAATTCTTCCCCCAACGAGCCAGATGCACCTGGATATAGTTTAGTGCAGACTTTAAGTACAGGTACCAATCAAAATATAACAGGAACTATAACCCAGATTGGGCATACAGGAACTTCTGCTTACTGGGTTATGCTAGAGACAGGTTCTTCAGGAGGAACAGATACTGATGAAATAAGACTACGAAATGGAACGGTTGCATGTAAACTTTATGCAAACAGTACAAGTGGACCTTCTGTAACTTTGTTTACAGGCAAAACCGTAGCCTTGCTAGCCTTCTCTGCTGATGAAGGTTCTTAATACTTATAGAATAAGAGACTTTATAAGTTACATACATAGCGTAGACCTGTTCAACCTTTTTAGTAATTACGAAATTTATATTTGGAGTAACTTTGGATTTAATGAGTCTAAAGATATAGACCTTATACTTATAGGAGAACCTACCAAAGACATAGGAAAATCTTTGTATGATTTAAAAATAAACGCTCTACCTTTCCATAATTTAGATATAACACTTTTGCCAAACACTAAAATATTTTCTTATATCCCTGGCTTTAATAAATCAAAAACTAATTATTATTTTCCAGAAAAAATAACAAGGTATAAGATTACTAACAGACAAAAACATCAACACGATAATGGGTGGGTTTGTACAAAACATTCTGAGCATTTGTGGAAGATTGAGCAAACTTTTGCTAGAAAAGATACTAAGTATAAAAACAGAGACTGGCATTACCCCATGCTTCTTGAAAACTTTATAAAATTGCACGATAACATTAGAAATGGATACTGATTTTTTAAGAAAGAATTGTAAAAAAGAACCATGGCATCATGGTTTAGGTTTTATAAAACTCTGTATGAAAGGATACGAGCTGAATTTTCACTCTAGTCTAATATCAAGTCCAACAAAGAATTTACACAGTCACACAAAAAACTTTATAAGCACATGCCTTTTCGGGGAGATAAAAAACATTACCTATGATTATGAGGTAGCTAAAGATACTGAATGGGTACTAGAAAAAGTAACCTGTACTGCAAATGAAAAACCCACCATGATTCATGCGAATGTAAAACCAATAATAAAATCACAACAATTACAAAAACAAGGAGATACTATTTTTCATAGATACAATCAAATCCATGATACACGTTTAATTTCTCAGCATGCATGCACAAAATTAGTTAATGAGCCAAGAGTAAAAGATGCTTTTATTATAAGAAATAAAAACAAACCATTTGAGTGTGCCTATAAAAACCTAGGAAATTCTAGTGAGAATTGGGATATAATAGATGCAATCATATCTTCACACGGGAGGTGAAAAATGGATTTTATATTAGATATAATCACAACTATTACTTATGTAGTTACAGGTGCATCATTAATTGCAGCTTGGACTCCATCAGAAAAAGATGATAAATGGATCAATAAGTTATTTGGTTACATTGATCTACTTGCACTTAATTTTAAGGTTAGGAAGTAAATAAATGGATGCGGTTGCAATAATAACTGAATTAGGTTTTCCAGTTGCAGCTGCATTCGGATTGGGTTGGTTTATTTATAAACTCATCATGAGAATTGTTGACGGCATGGAATCAAAACTAGATGTCGTTGATCAAAAAGTAGCAGAGCAAATATCTGCTATAGAAGAACGCTTAGGCACTAAACTTGATTCCCAGCATGGTATTTTGGTAGCATTAATTGATAGGGTGCGAAGTTTAGACAATGAGATAATAAGACAAGATACTCTTATTAAAACTATTCTTGGTGTCCCACAGTTGATAGATAGTAACAAGATTGCTAAGGCGGATAGAGATGACCAAAGAAGAGATTAAACAAGCTAAAGAAAAAGATCTAATGATTAAGATTATATCCCTGATAGGAATAATTTTATTTGTAGGGATTTTTGTTCAGAATGTAAAAGCAGACGAAATGGTGCATAAATTTAAGTCACCTTCATTTTCTGGTATTGGTACATCCGCACATTATTTAACAATTGATTCGCAAGAGTATCAAAGAAAATTAACTGTTAAGGAAGAACTAAAAGCCATCCAGGAGCAACTCGAGAGAGATAAAGAAAATACAACCTTAGCTAGATTTATTCGCAACCTAGAGTCAAGAATATATGCACAGATATCCAGACAGATAGTAGAGAATATGTTTGGAGAAACTCAGTCAACAGAGGGTACTTTTAATTTAGAGGGAAATACAATTAGTTATACTATTGAAGATGGTATGATTACACTAACAATAATTGCAAGCGATGGCTCAGAAACTATTATACAACTTCCTCTTGGTGACTTCTCTTTCTAGTTGTGCATTACTGTTCGACCCTATAGAAAACAATTTACCACCAATACAAAAATCAGAACCAGCAAAGATTGGTTCTTTGTTAGTACCCAACCTGGCTAACATAAAAATAGCCAGTAAGAAAAAACCAGTAGTAGCAATCTATGCAGGATCATTTACAGATCAAACTGGTCAAAGAAGAAGTAACAGCACTTACGCAACTTTTTCATCAGCAGTAACCCAGGCACCAGACGCATACTTAATTAGAGCATTAAAACATGCAGGATCCAACAATAGTGGTTTCTTTGAAGTTGTGGAGCGTGTTGGCTTAGATAATGTTACTAAAGAAAGACAAATAATAAGAAGCACACGGCAGGATTTTGACGAGGAAAAAAAATTACCACCACTAATGTTTGCTGGCTTGATTATGCAAGGCGGTGTGATATCTTACGAAAGTAACATTAAAAGTGGAGGGGCTGGTGCTAGGTATCTAGGCATAGGAATGTCTAGGCAATATAAACAAGACACAGTCACCATATCTCTTCGCACTGTTTCCGTAACTACGGGCAAGGTATTGCTTGAGGTGTTAGTTACTAAAACAATATTAAGTGCATCTTTAGATAATGATGTATTTCGTTTTGTAGCTAATCAAACAGAGCTAGTAGAAATAGAAAACGGCTTAGTAAGAAACGAATCTATAGACATAGCATTACAAACAGCAATCGAAACCGCAGTCCTAGAAACAATAAAACAAGGAGCAACAAAAGGTTACTGGAGTATAAATGAAGAATAAATTTTTAATTAGTTTACTGTTTAGTGTATCTGTATTTGCAGACAACGAGGTTCATGTTGATCAAAGTGGTAACTCAGCATCTATTGATTTAGAACAGTTGGGATCATCTAACTTAATCGGTGGTACTCAAGCAACATCTGGAACCATGACGGCACTTGATCTTGATGGTGTTTCAATGACACTTGATATTAACCAAATAGGTGGAAGCAATATCTTTAGATCAGACGCTATAGATGGCGATAACTTTACAGGGTTTTTTGAGTTTGATGGTGACTCCAATGTATTCGATCTGTTATTAAACAGCACAGGATTAATCACTGCTGATTATGTAAACATGAACATAGATGTTACTGGTAGTAGTAACACTTTTGATTTGAAAGCAGGTGAGGATGATGATGTTTCTTATCTTGACCTGGATTGGATTATCTCTGGAGATTCAAACGCATTTGATTTTGACATTGACTATGAGAATGCTACAAACTATGTAGATGTTAATGGAAGCAGTAACACAATTAACTTTCTTGGTAATGGCTATGGAGGATCAACATCCTCAGACGCTGGTTACTTTTACTTGGATTTAGATGGCAGCTCAAATACATTCAACATTAAACAACAGTCAATATTGGCTAGAGACTGGATATCAATTACTAGCTCTGCTTCTAATTCTAATATCTGTATCATCCAAAACGATAGCGGAACAACAACAAGCTGTTGATGTAGGAAACATATCTGAGTTAAACGGATCTGCACAAGTAGTAAGAGATCAGCCATACAGTGCTGAACTAAAATTCAATATCCAACAAAACGATGAAGCTATAACCACCAATGGTAGGATGGCTATTACATTCTTAGATGACTCCAAAGTAAAGCTAACCGAACATTCACAACTTACTATTGACGAGTATATCTTTGACCCCAACCCCAGCAAATCCAAAATGGCTATCACCTTTGGTCTTGGTACAGCTAGATTTATTACAGGTAGTTTAAATAAGATAGATAAAAATAATATAGATCTCAAAACACCTACAGCTAACATTGCTATAAGAGGTACTGACTTTACTGTAACTGTAGATGAGGTTGGTAGATCCTTGCTCATACTTTTGCCAAATGAGCTGGGTGTTGCTAGCGGGGAAATAATAGTAACCACAGCAATAGGATCTGTAACTCTAAACAAACCCTATCAAGCTACAACTGTAGACGTATTTGAAAAGCCACCAAGTAAGCCAGTTATATTAGATTTAACTTTAGACATTATAGACAACATGCTTATTGTTAATCCTCCAAAACAAAACACAGGGATGGAAGAAGAGACAACAAATAAATCACAAAGCAATATACTGGATATAGATTACTTAGAGTTTGAAGAACTAGACAAAGACTACTTAGATGAGGACAGCCTTGAATTTAGCGAGCTTGACTACAATTGGTTAGATGTAAATTTTCTTGAGGATCTGTTAGATATATTAGATGAGCTAGAGGTAGTTCAAGAGGAAGATCAGTTAGCACAAGACGCAACCACATTAAATATTGTTGGTACAAGATTTGGTCAAGACCTAGATACTCAGATTACAACCTATATGACAGGAGAAAAGCTGACTATAATAAGAAGTGTAAACAATACTGCAAGAGTAGATATTGATTCTGATAAAGGATACACAGTTATTTTTATCCAGGATGGTGTGTCTAGAGTAGTGGCTGTAAATGGAGGAGAGGGCAGCACAATAAAAATTACCCAAAGCAACTAATGAGAATATTACTACTATTATTAACAATACTATCAACCCCTTTGATATTCCAAAGCACGCCAACTGAAATTTTAAAACTTAAAATATTTGACTATCTAGTACCAAAACAAGATCCTTCTGGATATTTCACCATACTGAACATTGACGAAGAGTTTATAAATCAAGAAGGAGGCTATCCCTTACCAAGACAGAGGCTTGCTGAAATTAATAATGAAATATTAAGTAATGGTGCGTTAGGTGTTGGATGGGTTATTTCTTTTCCTCACCCTGATCGACTCGGGGGAGATAAAGAATTTGCAGAGTCTTTACAACAAGGTACATCAATATTGGCAATGTTTGAAGCCCCAAATCAAATATACCCAAAAACAATTGGTACAGTGATCCTAGGTGAAGAAAAAGGTGGTATGTTATCTCAAGGTGTAGTTCAAAATACTATCAACCTTAGAAATTATGTACAACAGGGTATTGCAACTGCACCTACTGATCTTGATAACCTTGTACGAAGAATCCCACTTTTATTAAAAACACCAGACGGATATGTTCCTGCATTTGGAACAGAGGTATTAAAGTCATTAGTTGGTGCTGAAACCTATGTAATAAAAACCAATGAACTTGGTATAGAAGAAATTAGAGTTAAGGGATTGCCACCAGTCAAGACAGACAGTTTAGGTCGTAAGTGGATTAGTTGGGTAGACACACCACAAACCACATTGAATGAAATGAATGTCCAGGGTAAGTTTGTTTTTGTAGGAATAACTGCTAATGGAATCATGCCACAAGTTGCAACTCCAGTTGGATTATTAGAACCACATAAAATTCAAGCAGCATTATCTGAGTCAATTCTTATAGAAAACTCTCCTTATATTCCTGACTGGCATTTAGCAGCGGAAATTTTGATTTTGGGAATTTTTGTGTCTCTGACATGGCTCACAATCAATTTTGTTGGCATAGGTAAGGGTTTAGGTCTCGTTGGAATTTTACTGTTCGCTACGGGCTTCTCAGGCGTTTTTAGCGTTCAAAAGGGCATTTTGTTGGATTTTTCATGGACTTTTGTATCTCAAATCATAACTTCTACTGTTGCATACTATATTAACTTCAAAAAACAATATAAGTTACGTCAACAAATTAAAAAACAATTTGAACATTACTTAGATCCAAGACAAGTAAAACAATTACAAAACAATCCTGACCTCTTGAAACTCGGGGGAGAGAAAAGAAACTGCACGTTTCTATTTACAGATGTCAGGGGTTTTACAAATCTATCTGAAAAACTACCACCAGAAGAAGTTACAGATATTATGAACAAAGTTTTAACAGCACAAGTTAAATGTATCCAGGCACATGGAGGTATGGTTGATAAATTTATAGGTGACGCTTGTATGGCAATATTTAATGCACCATTAGATTTAGACGATCACGAGACAAGAGCAATAACTTGTGCACAAGATATGCGTACAGCTATACAACAATTACAAAAAGATTTACCAGAACCCGTGGCTATTGGCTGTGGTATTAACAGTGGCGGTGCAGTGATAGGAAATATGGGTAGCGATTCTAGATTTGATTATTCAGCCATTGGTGATGCTGTTAATATTGCAGCAAGACTTGAATCAGCCACAAAAGAAGTAGGTGTAGACATATTGATAGGCGAATCCACTGCAAATAAGTCGCAAATTGAGTTAAAATTATTAAAACCGATTAGTGTTAAAGGTAAAAGCAAGCCTTTGACCATTTACACAATATGAGGATAGCAAATGAAATTTAATTTAATTAAGAATGTGGTTGGTGCTATTGCTCCAACATTAGGTTCAGCATTGGGTGGTCCGTTGGGTGGACAGGCTGCAACAGTAGTTGCACAGGTGCTAGGATGTAAGTCAGATCCTAAATCTATAAACCAAGCTATACAATCAGCAACACCAGAGCAAATGCTTGAATTAAAAAAAGCAGAACAAGAATTTGAAGTAAAGATGAAAGAGCTTGAGGTAGATGTCTTTGCTTTAGAAACAAAAGATATACAAGACGCAAGAAGCAAATTTAGTAAGGACTGGACAACAAGGTTTATGGGTTTAATGACCCTGGGTGGATTTATGGGATATATATTTTTAGTTACCCTGCAACCACCAGAGCAAAACTCAGAAGCTTTAATCAATTTAGTTCTAGGATATCTAGGAGGTTTGGCTAGTGCTGTGATATCTTTTTATTTTGGTGCGTCACATTCACCAGACGATAAAAAGGATTAACAGTGGCTGGATTCAAACTTACAACATTTAGCGGATTAAACAAAAAGATCTCTCCAAGACTTTTGCCAGAAGATATGGCACAAAGTACAGAGAATGCTTTTCTTGATTCTGGTAGACTGGAAGGACTACCTGTAGATGTTGATGACTCCTCAGAGCCAAGTTCACATCCAGCAAGCAATATATCAGGAACTACAAAAACAATATATAAAGCTACCTCAAATCAATGGTTTACGTTCACAGATGAAGTGGATATTATAGAAAGCCCAATTAAAGAGGATCAATATGGAAGATTTTATTTTACTGGCTTCGGCACTTTTCCTAAGTACGGCAACAGCAATACTTTATTTACAGGGTCTGGTCCCTATCCAGCTGCAACTTTTAGACTTGGGATACCAACTCCAGCAGCTATTACCAGCATTACAGTAGACAACACATCAGCAGATGCTGGTGCAGAAGTAAGCTCAAGAGCTTATTTATATACAGAATTAACAACCTTTGGGGAAGAGGGACCGCCATCACCTGTTACATCAAGTGATATAGTAGATGCGGCAAACGGATCAACTGTAACAATACAGTTGCCAGCAGTAACATCAGGAAACTATTCTATAGCTAAAAGAAGAATATACAGAACAGATGTTAATGGTGTGTTTAGATTTGTAGCAGATACAAGCACAACAACAGCACACAGTGTAAATGATACAGTCTTAGACGCTTCACTCGGGGAAGAAATAGAGTCATCAGATAATCTTGCACCACCAGACGATGTCTCAGCAGATCATCCAGATGGACCCATGTTAGGACTTACTACCATGCCAAACGGCATTACTGCTGGATTTGCAGGCAACACATTATTATTTAGTGAAGCATTTTTACCACACTCATATCCATTAGCTAACCAATTAACAACAAAGGATGACATAGTTGCTATAGCATCTATAGCTTCAGGATTGCTTGTAACTACTAAAGGCAAACCGCTTATGGCTTCTGGAACAGATCCAAGTGCCATGGCTATGGTTGAGATAGATGCAAACCTTCCATGTAGTAGTAAAAGATCATTGGTAGATATGGGTGAGTATGCAATCTACGCATCACCAGATGGACTGGTGCTAGCATCTAATTCAGGTATACAGCTCATTACCGAACAAATATTTACTAGAGATCAGTGGCAAGACTACTATCCAACCAATATAGATGCATATGAATATGAGGGAAAATACATAGCCTTTACATGGGATGGCACAAACGGCTCAAGCAAAAAAGGATTTCTATTTGATCCTAGAGGACAAAAGAATGCATTCGTTGATTTAGATTTTTATGCAACAGCAGGATTTAATGACAGAGAAGAAGATGTTCTATACTTAGTTATAGATGGAACTTTGAAAAAGTTTGTCCAGGGATCAAGTGCAAGAACATATACATGGAAGTCAAAGGAGTTTTACACTAACAGACCTATCTCTCCTGGGGTTGCTAAAGTTAGTGCAGAATCATATAGCTCTTTAACATTTAAACTCTATGCCGATGGCAGTCTTAAACATACACAGACTGTTACCAACTCTGAAATATTTAGATTACCAGGAGGATACAGGGCTAAGTCTTTTGAAATACAACTTGAAGGAACTGATATTGTTAATGAAGTTTGTGTTTATGAAAGCCCACAGGAGATTACCTAATGGCTAAAACAAGGGGAACCTTTGTTGTCCCAAGGAGTTTTGATCCAGAGGGTAAGCGTTTTGCTACATCTATAAATGATTCTATTGCCCAGCTCAAAGGGGAGAAAGGAGATAAGCTAGATTCAGCAGTAACTTTTAGAGACCTTATTGATGCTGGTATAGCAAAAAGAAACTTTTCGTTTGGTGGCGGTGGTAGAGACTTCATTATCATTGGTGGCGATGAAAACACTGGAGATGCCCCAACAGTACCAACAGGCGTTTCAGCATCTGGAGCATTTCAAAACATATTAGTTGCTTGGGATCGTCCAACTTATAGAGGACATTCACACACAGAGATATGGGTAAATACCTCAGACACCTTTGGAACTAAAACCTTTTTAGGATCAGCAGCGGCTACAGTATTTTCACATCAGGTAGGTAATGCACAAACACGATACTATTGGCTAAGAAATGTCAGCACTGATGGGCAGAAGAGTGGATTTCATTCTCTAAATGGAGTTAGTGCCTCTACAGCAATTGATGTGGGAGCGGTCATGCAAGAACTCGGAGAAGATATTGCAGACTTGCCAGGACTAGCAACATTAAACTCATCTATAACAGTAGACTTGAATTCACAAACAGTAAGCTTGCAAAATGCTGTAACCTCTATAGATTCGGCAGTAGACACGGCTCAGGCAGCAGCAACTTCTGCACAATCAACAGCAAATACAGCAGCAAGCGATATTACAGATCTTACTGATGATTTAGATGATTTGACTACAGCATCAACTAGAACCATTAGATCTGACAGTTCACCAACAGCTAGACCAGACAGTAGCTCTCTTCAAGCAGGAGACATCTGGATTGAGACTGACAATAGTAACCAAATTTATATATGGACAGGAGCCTCTTGGTCAACTACATCTTCGGGTGCAGCGTCTTCAGTAGACACAACATTACAGTCACAGATTGATGCTAATGAACTAGCTATTGAATCTAATGCAGCTAACATATTATTAGTGGCTGGTGTCAGTGATGCAGCAAATATTTCTACATCTGTAAATATTACTTCTTTAAACTCAGCAATTACCGATTCGTCCACAGGTTTGTCTGCAAACGCCACAGGTTTATCACAGCTTACTACCAGGGTATCAACAGCAGAGTCTGATATATCAACAGTAACATCAGACATTACAGAACTTGAAAACACTCTAACTGGATATAACAGCACAACGACTGTTGCTAGTGCGGTAAGTAATTTACAAACTCAAATAACAGCAAATGATGGAGATATAACATCAGTAACATCAAGCGTTACTAATTTAACAAATAGTCTCGCCACAACTGACAGCAATGTTTCAGCAAATACTTCATCTATAACAGGACTTACTAACAGTATATCTACAATTAATGGCACCCTATCTACAGTTCAAACTGATATAACATCTTTAGAATCTGATGTAACAACAGCAGAAGGAAATATTACTTCTAATACTTCAGCCATCTCTGGATTAACCACAAGAGTTACTGCAACTGAAGGAAGTATTACAACAATACAGTCCGATGTAACAACACTAACCTCAGATCTTACAACCGCAGAAGGAAATATATCTACAAATAGTTCAGCGATTACAGCTTTACAGTCTTCTGTAACAGCAAACGATAATGACATAACTTCTATAAATTCATCTATCACTTCTTTAACAACATCTGTCAATAATGCAAATACTAATATTAGTACGAATAGCACTGCTATATCAGGATTAGATACCAGGGTAACGCAAAATGAAAGTGATTTAACCACCAAAGCATCATCTTCATCTGTCACAGCATTACAAACATCCCTTAACACGCTTTCGGGGGAAGTGGATACCAGGACAAAAACATTCGCTCAAGACTATGTTCCTACAGCCACAGCTATAGGTGATCTATGGATAGATACAAATGATAGTAATAAGTTATATAGAGCAGCCTCAGCTACAGCAGATCAAATAACAACAGGAGAATGGGAGCTAGTAAGAGATGATGCAATAGCTTCTAATTCCTCAGCTATATCTACTTTACAAAGCACTGTATCACAGCAGGGAACAGACATTAGCTCAAACAGTTCTAGCATTACGACATTACAAAACAATTTAACGACAACAAATAATAATGTCAGCACAAACGCAAGTGCAATTTCTACATTAGATTCTACTGTTAGCTCGCAAGGTAGTACTATTTCCAGTATATCTAGCAGTGTAACAGCCCTAGAGAATGATCTTACAACTTTGCAGGGAGATGTAGATACAGCAGAAACAAATATAACAGCAAACTCATCTGCTATTAGTGGAATAGATAGCAGACTTACATCAGCAGAGGGAACAATAACCTCACAAGCCTCATCTATAAATGCATTACAGACAGCAGTAAGTAGTAATGATAGTGATATTACGGGATTAGGTTCTAGTATTACTAGTTTACAATCACAGATCACAGCTAATGATGATGCTATAGATGTTGTAAATACCAGTATTACTTCTTTGACTTCTAGAATTGAAGATAACGAGGATGATATTTCTGGACAGTCAACAGCTATTAGTTCTTTACAGTCTTCTGTCAATCAACAGGGAACAGACATAACAGCAAATGCTTCTGCTATAACTCAAATCACCAGTGATGTTAGCGGTGTCTCTGCTAGTGTTACTCAATTATCTTCATCTGTTGCAGACATAGAAGGTAATGCCGCAGCGGCTTATGTTTTACAAGTAGCAGCAGGAAGCAATCCACCAAGAGTCGGTGGTATGGTTATTGAGAATAATGCTTCAGCTGGAACTGGAGTGGTTGATGTAACTTTTCAAACAGACAGCTTTCAAATTGTATCTCCGAATGGAAGCTTTGCATCAATACCTTTTATTGTTAGAACATCATCTACAACTATTAACGGTGAAACAGTGCCAGCAGGCGTTTATATGTCTGATGCTTTTATTCAAAACGGAACTATTACTAATGCAAAAATTGGTAACGCAGCTATAGATAATGCCAAGATAGCAAGTTTAGACGCAGGTAAGATTTCAACAGGAACTTTAGACGCTGCAAGAATAGATGTTAATGGTTTAATTACTGCTAATAGTTTAGTGGTAGAGGGCGATCTATCCACAGACGGACAGACCTCTATTCATGGTGGCAATATACAAACCAGCACAATCTCTGCTAATAAGCTAACTATTACACCAGTTGAGGCAGGTGGATCAGCAGCAGATATAAATAATAATACGACCACCATCGAAGGCGGGAAGATAACAGCAAACACCATAACTGTAGATAATGTAAATACAGATAACTTTGCCCTACCAACCAAAGGAGCTAAAACCTCTGGAACTACTATGGGTGGCTTCTACTACAATGATTTTAGGTATGCCCATGTAGCTGAGATAGGTACAGGAGCAGGTTTCTATCAAGGGTATGTAAGAGCCAAAGGAGGAACAGGTCAGGTTAAGACTGTTCATTTTATGATATCAGATGGCTCTTATGGTAATAATGGTAGTCCAACCTCAACTGCACCAAACCAGGTAAACACTCATGTATCAACAACAGGAGACACCACAGAGTTGTCAGAAGCAACATCTCATGTCATATACAAAACTCCTAGAATTGAAAAACTTCCTGGTCATGTCAGTGAATCAAGATTAGTGCCAGGGGCTGATACTACTAACATTCCGCTAGCATTTAGATATGAGGGCAGTGGTACATTAAACTTCTTTATCTATGCTCAGGGTGATGCAAATCCAGCTTATGTAGATTTTGTTGAGGCTAGATTTTTTAAATTTGGTGTAAATGCTCCAGCACAATTTACATTTACAGATCAGTTTGGCGTAGCCAAAAACACAGTAATTACAAGTAATACTGTATCTCTTAGCGGTTCATTTAGTAGTGCAACTGCTGAACTTGCAACAGGATCTGATACTAGTGCAGAGTTTAAAATTAATAATGGGTCTTACTCAAATGCCTCAAGAACAGTTAGCAATGGTGACACAATTACATTAAGATTAACCTCTTCAGCAAGTTCATTTACAAGTAAAAATGCAATATTGAAAATTGGAGAAACACAAGATACTTGGACTGTATCAACAGGATTCTAATATGGTACATGAATTTAATTATCAATACGATTTTCTTAGATTAAATGCTGATCTAGTACATGGTGTCAAAGTTATTACAGAGGTTCATGTAAGAGTAACTGCTACAAAAACAGATGATGCAAGCGTTACAGCAACTAGAGACGAGTGGGTAACATTTAATCCATATGCAAGAATTGCTGATTTAGAAAACAATGAGATGCTTCATATTGATTCTGTAACTAACAATACAGCCTTGAGTTGGGCAACTAATATATTAGAAACAAAAGAAACAGACATGAATACCATATTTACTGCTATGATCTATGGTATAGATTATGTATATCCACCAGTAAATACGGAAGAATAGCTTTGATACATAGTATAAAAAGTGATATCTTACAAGAAAAATGTTAACTCAAGTTGATGTAAGAATTTTCTGGGATTGTATAGAGCCAGGACTTCGGGAGATAGAAAAAGAATCCCAACCAGACTGGAGACCAGAAGACATATACACAGCTCTAGTTAATAACATAGCAGAGCTTTATGTAGATATAGAGCAAGATCCTTGTGATAGCTTTATTATTCTACAAGAAAAGCCTAATATGTTTAAACCAACCAAGTCATTACTGATATGGGTGGCAGAAAGAAATATAATGTCAGGCGGAGGCGGATCAACAACAATACCAGATACAAGATCACAAAAGGCTTTAGCATCAATTGCAGCAAAAAGATTTAATCTTTATCAACAATATTATGTGCCTTTAGAAAATCAATTTATGTCAGATGTAGCGGGCATGATGGATCCAGCATCCTTTGAAAGTGTAGAAGGCTTTGTAACTGCTATACAACAACCACAATTTCAAGCAGCTAGAGCTAATATGCAACAGCAGGCTTTTGCTATGGGAGCCGATCCCACAAGTGGTCAATATCAAGCAAGAGCAGCTCAAATGCAACAAGCACAAGCAAAAGGAATGGGATTGGGAACAGCTGAAGCACTTTCAGGACAAGTAGATAGATACTATCAAGGCATGCAAAACATAATAGCAATGGGACAAGGACAAGCTGGCACAGCGATAGCTGGCTTAGGAGATGTAGCAAACAT